CGTATTGCGGCGGTGTTGCATCCTCGCCACCATATGCAGTGACTGCGTTAATCTCTGGATAGTTAACCTTTAGAAGGTTCTCGTAGTCTTCAGCCGTAACCGCACGTTCCTGCGTAGTGAAGGCACGAGGGGCATTGAACTTGATCGAGTTAAGATCCTCGGCAACGGCACCATCTGCAGCAGCTTTAAGAGTTGTAATTGCTACGTTTGCTTCGTTATCGATTCGACCAGCATTAATGAACCTGAACGCGCCGTTAGGAAGTTCGCCGTTTGATACGCGATACTCGATGATAATGATGGCGTTATTCTTTGGCTTACGACCAACAACACCGTCACCGAATACTACCTCGTATAGGTCACCGACGCCAGGTTGTATGAAAAATACCTTAGAGCTTTCATCGTAACCAAACAAAGAGGTTGCACGTGAATACTCGATATTAACCGATCCGTTATCCTCGATGACTGTGACAGATACACTCGAGATGTCAACGTTCTTGTTATTGATCTTGAAGATTAAAGGATTGCTATAGTTTACAGCATACGTATCGCTTAGATAGTTACCTTCGTATACCGTGATAGTATCACTGACAAACGATCCACTTACCTTATTCGTGATAACCAGATTTTCTGTGGTTGAGAATGTGAATGAATAGTCATCAACCCTGGAGATAAACGATGTGCCTTTAGGTACAACGATCGAGTTCTTATTAGAATCTGTAGGAGTAACCGTTAAACGAAGATCTGCTTTAGCCGACGTGAAGGATCTTGGAAGGTAGTTCAGTTCCTTGGCGTGAGAGATGACACTATCACGAAGTTTGGCAGAGTCGAGGAACATCTCGTTGCCGATCATGTTTAGATAGAACGCGTTTTGATACGTGTTATATGCCAGAACATCCAACAGAACAGACAGGTTACTGCCTTCAAAATCATAGTCTTGGAACTCGTCTTGTTCAGACAGATACGTCTTCAGCGACGATTTGAACGAATCGAAGTCGAGTTGTGTTAAAGCTATACTTGAGTTTGCAGCCATTATCGTACTCTGTAAAGGGTTAAATTAAGTGTAATAGGATTAACACTATTTATTACTTCAAAATAGATGTATACATCATAAGCGTGTCTCGGTTCATTTGCTTGTACAACAATATCTACGATCCGTGCACGTGGTTCATAAGTCTCGATAGTTTCAGCTATAGTCTTCTTTAGCTGATCTGAGATCGTATCAGACATATTTTCAAATAACAGACTATTGATTCTGCTGCCGATCTCTGGTTGGAACGGTCTATCATACTTCTCTGTAAGGATTAGATTACGAACCGAGCGCTTGACAGCCTCTTCATTGGTATACTTGGCCAACCGTTTGTTCTGTGGGTGGACATTGAAGTTCGTATAGAAGTCACTATAATAGGGCTTCTTGTCAGAAGCTACATCGGTTCTTGTAATCTTATTGATTCTGGTAACGTCGACCATACAATTCTCTTTTAGTTTTATTTATTCTACGTATATGACTTCTATGCAGTCTGGGAGTAAGTTATCAATTAAAGATCCAAAACTAAACACTACTGGGAAGATGATTCGAAGCACTTCACACTCGGTTAAAGGATTCTTGCCTGAAAGAATGTCTGCAACCTTCTTGATGATCTTGAAGATCTTACCAACAATAGGGAACTGTTCTAGGATATAACCAGGCGCCTTGGCAAGAATGTCATTAATCTTTACGATCAAACCGCCCTTAAAGAAGCGACGAGCCTTTTGAATAAACTCCTTAACAGCATCTTCCAGTTCATGAAAGATGTCTTCCTTCATGACGATATCTCTTTTGTTCGTATCGATATCAAGCAGATCGCCGACAGTACCTATCAAAGGAATATTAATTCCTAGGATCTTATCGATAACCTCGTCAAGAATCTTCTCACCAAGATCCTCAGCAGCTTTTCCAGATAAGACATTTTCTTTTGCCTTCTTGATCTTGGCTTTGTACTCGGCTACCATCTTATCGAACGCCTGTTCGACGGTGATTGTAGGATCTACGGCAGCGGTGATCAGATCATAGATCGGTTTGCCGATAATTGGAATCGCCTTGACCGCCTTTGCAATGGCCTCGGCAACGTTTCCTATAAAGTCGTTGATTAGCTTATTGAACCAGTTCTTTATCTTGTGCCATGTTTCTTCGGCCTCAAGATCAGGAGACTTGATTCCAAGACTGCCATCAAACGTAGATTCAATTCCTAGGAACTTCTTTACTTCCTCAAGATCTTCACGCATTGCCAATTTTATTTTTCTTTGGCCATCTTTCGTGAACATATCAATAATTAACGGATCGTACTTGTATGGATTGCCTTTATCATCTATCAGTGTTGCAGTTCCAAGAAAAGGGATTGGAACAATAAACGGATTCGGAATTCCTAGTATCTTAGCAACATCAAGCAGGATCTCGACAATACTCTTTTTAAAATATTCCTCAATATCCTTGAACAGTTCACGTGCACGGTAACGATATTCAAGTTCTTTTGACTTCAGTGTTTGAAACGGATCAGTAGTAACACCCTCGATCGGCTTCATAACCTGTTCAATCGCAACAGCCGCAGCGATCAGAGCAAGTGAACATTCATCATCTAGATCTAAATTTGGCGCAGACAGGTTAAGTCTGCCCATTGTTCTACCAATGTTCTTAAAGTAGGCGTCTAATTCTTTCTTCCCAATCTTACCATCGGCCGGACATTCCAGCTTTGGAATCTTTGGAAGTTGGATAGTGATCGTCATCCATTAAGCCCAATTACAGTGCCCTGAATATTAACAATACCATTTGCGGATTTTATGTTAATATCTTTATCAGCTACGATCTCAATCTTACCATCAGCGGCTATAATTTGTAAACCACCTTTGACAACAGAAATTTTATGATCTTCCATCGTGACACTTACAGAATCTTTCATAGACTTTGTAATAATAGTGCCGTCAGGAAAGATCTCTACATACGACCCAGATTTATGATACACATGAATGCGTTCTGCTTTTGGCGTATCATCTAGTTCTAGAACGTGCCCCGACTCTGTAGTGATCGTTTTATTGTAAGGATATTTGGCAGCGTATTTAGTTTCTTCTTCATGTAATCCGGTAATATAATCCTTCTTTACAGGACCGTTACCGCGAGCATAACCGGAGACCGAGTGGTTGCTATCATCTACTGCAAAAGGTAAACTGCCAATGATGTAAGACAGTTTAGAGTCAACACGGAATCCGACTACTTTTGAATTTTTACTCAAACCCAATGCACTAGTGCCAATTCCTTTGGCATTGGCGCCGGTCGGTGGCATGATTACGTGACACCAAAGTAGCTTGGCTGGATCCTCAACATCATGGCCTATAAGTTCTTTTACCTTTACACGGCCCATCTTCTCGGGGTCATTAATATCAACAACCTCGCCTTGAAACCAACGTTCAATATCCATTCATAATTCCTTTATCCAAAATTGTCGGCCTTAGGAGCAGCACCGCCATAACCATCCTTTACGATCTCTAACGCCTGCATATATTCGGAGCCTTCATTAAAGGTTAGTATGTGGCGGCACTTTGTTACCAGATAGTTGCCTGCTAACATGACACTGGTGTCAACGTATGGT